CAGATGGTATGGGCTTTGGCTAAAGTCAAAGAGTCATTTGATCTCTTCGGTGGTGATAAAGTTGAGTCTTACTTGCTTTTCTCAAACCCTCACTTATATGGTAAGTCTATCGATATTAGATTTACACCAATCAGAGTTGTATGTAACAATACACTTTCCCTTTCACTCGAGGCACAGGCTCAAAGGTCTGTAAAAGTTGGCCATAGAGTTGAATTCAATGCAAACGAAGTTAAGAAAGCTCTCGGCATTGCTTCTGATAAGTTGAAGACTTATAAAGAAATGGCTGAGTTTCTCGGTTCCAAGAGATACAACATCGATTCTCTTGTCGAGTTCTACAATACAGTTTATCCAAGAACTGCGGATAAGAGAGTTCAAAATAAATCTCTTTCCATGGAGACTCTTTCCAAGAACGCCATTGCATGTTACGATGCATTGGAACAACAACCTGGCGCAAAGTATGCAGAAGGTTCTTGGTGGCAGGCTTTCAACTCAGTGACTTATGTTACTGATCACCTACAAGGTAGAAACTCTGATAACAGACTCTACTCTTCATGGTTTGGTGGAAACCAAATCAAAAAAAGAAATGCTCTTAACACAGCATTAAAGTTTGCAGAGGTTGCATAATGACCGATGGTCCTTTGCAACGAGCATTTGATCTCCTAGACAGTGAAGGTGTACTGTCTAGGGAACTCACAACGTTTAAAATTCGTAATGGTCAACTAGTAAAAGAAGTCATAACACGAACTTACTATAATAATGACTATATTGATAAAACAGCAATAACCCCAATGTGTAAAGTAGAAGGAGAATTATAATGGGTATCGTAGCATTAGTTCTTGGAATGTTCAGTATGGACACACAAGAGTTTAGAGAAACATCCAACGCTCAAATGAAAGACGGATATAAATGGGAGTACGTTGGTAAGACAAAACCATCAGGCGTTCCTGCAATTACCATGAAAGCAAATGGTGAAGAGTATATTTTATGGAAGTTAAAGAAATGAGTGAAAGAACTAAAAGCTTTGTAATGTATGGAATGGCTGCGTTTGCGTTCTTCCTAGCATTAATGCATCTCGTTAAAGAAGCTCGAGCAGATCAGCCTTATCAAGTTAATGTCCAAGATTATACTAAAACTGTAATTAAAAGAACACCACAAGTTGTCGAAGTTTGTTCTGAAAGAAAAGTATCAGGAGACAAAACTGGTGATGCTGTTATGGGTGCTATCATTGGTGGCATTATTGGTAACAACATAACCAAAGATTTACCTGACGGTGGTACTGCAGGTGCAATCATCGGTGGATTACTTGGTCATCAAAACAGTACTGCGAATGATGGTACTAAACTTGTTTGTAATAAGACGACAAGATATAAAGAGTCAATGGAAACTATCTATTCTCATTCAATTATAACTTTTAATTATCATGGAAAAAATTATACAGTGAGGTTTCAAAAGTGAAAAAACATAAACCAGAAATGATTGCCGCATGGGCTAAAGAAAACGGTATACGAGGATACGAAAACTACGATCCTCAATATCGAAATGATAGAAGAAATAATTCTTCTCAAAAGAAAAGGTTTAACAAAAGTGTAACATTCAAACGGCGTGGTCGTTAATACATATTAGTATGAACGAATTAATTAAAAAGGTATGTAAGATGGATTTAGGCAACCCCATAATGACGGCTCTAGTTGGACTTGTAGTTTTTTATATAGGTCTTAAAATGTTTTCAGGTGGAATGAAATCCATGGGAAACTTAGAACACTTAAACTTCTTTTTAGGTAATCCGATTTATATGTTTGTAGGTGGAATTGTTATGACACTGTTATGGCAATCATCATCGTTATCAACTACGGCGATCATAGCTTTAGTTGCCAGTGGGGCTCTTCCGCTGCCTGCCGCAATTGCTGCAGTTCTCGGAGCGAACATTGGAACCACCGGCACCATTTGGTTAGCCGGTTTTTTTGTATCTGATGGCATGCCAAAAGGTGATACATTACGAATAGCTATAGCTCATAGTGGTGCAAATCTCTTTATGGCAGTAATGCTTCTACCTTGGGTACATCACATCTCAAGATTCTTAACTAAATTTTAAATTCAGCTTAACTTAATAATGCGTCCGTAAGGGCGCTTTTTTAAGCTCCGAACTATTATAAATAGATGTATGTTAAAGTTCAAATCATACATGAGATACTTGGAGGAGCGCATGATACTCGAATTTTCGAAGATGCCGCCAGGTGAATGGGAAAAAATAAATTCTCAGACTAAAGAAACACGTATAGCTATATTAAGAAAGATCGTTAAAGCTGGTGAAGCTGTTCCTTCTATTGCAGGCAAAGAAATAATAATAAAGAATACACCAGCAAATATAGATGCAATTGATCGTTTAGAAAAAGAAAAGAAAACACAAGAGTTTGAAACAAATACTGGCACAATTAAATCAAATGAAATCGGTAAATCAAATGTTTTTGGTGGTGCTACCGGAGGTTCAGGCGGAGGTACACAACAAACTGCACATGCAGAAATAACACAATGTGTTTATTGCGAATTTATGGTTAATAATCCTAGAGCTACATTTGAATCTATACAACCTTCAGATTTAGAAAAAGCGTATAACGCAACATTTGTAAAAGGAGCAACCTTTCAACAAGTCATGGATTTAGATCCATCGTGGCATTGGTCGGGTTATTGGACAGCACAAGAATTACTAAAGAAAAATTTAATTAATAAAAATATGTCATTCCACCGTGATGATAAAGTTATGAATGACATTTATAAAGCTAAAGATGTTGCACTTAAGAATTCACAAATGAGTAAACTTAGTAATGATAAGTGGAACCCAGGAGATATATGGGCAACCACGGATAAGTCAATAGCTAATAAACTACCTAAAGGTTCTATTCAAGAACTCAATCAAGCACTCGTTAAATTATTTGAATCAAGAAAATTAGTAGGTATATCATTAAAGAAAGTTCAAACTAAAAAAGGCATAAAGGTTTCTATAGAAAACAAAGATGAAAGTCTTGATGTTCATAAGTTTAAAGGTGGACGATTGATGGCAACCTTTGCTAGAAAAGGTTCTGAATTCTGGCGAGGTAAAGCAGCTAATATCGAGTTTGATGGCGGTAAAGCCGCAATCCGTAATAAATCACAGTTTGCCGCTTTAACATTTGAATTAGAATTAAAAACCGCAAGAGGCGGTGGTGGTGGATATACACAGATAACTGATTCAATTAAAAGAAGAATTGGTAAAACACTTCCTTCAAACGCTGAGCTTAAAAAGATGGCAATGGAATTAAATAAAGTCGGTGAAAAATCCCGTAATGCTCTACCAATATACAACATGGTTAAGAAAATACATCCAACAGTTACTAAAGAAGAATTCATGAAAGGCTTAACAGAAAAGCTTGCAAATGAAGTTCATAGTAAAATTGCTTCAATACATGTGTTGTTTCATTTAGTTGATAATATGAGAAACGGTAAAGCGGATTTAGTTGTAACAGACATGGTGAATTATGCTGGTTCTAAACTTGACATATCATCAATATATGCAAAGGTATATGAATAATGTTTAATTTTAAAGAATTTATAACTGAACAAAAGAATACTCATATGACTCACATTGAGGATAAAGTTCTTTATGGTGGAGTCGATGGTACAAGACAAGCAATACTCGCTTTACGTTCATTAAGAGATATGGTAGCAGGAGTTAAGGATGGAAATGTCAGTGTCAAATGGGATGGAGCTCCAGCTGTTTTTTGCGGTAACGATCCTCGTGATGGTAAATTTTTTGTTGCTAAAAAAGGAATATTCAACGCCACTCCAAAAGTATACAAGACTGATGCTGACGTTGATGCTGATACTAGCGGCGATCTTAGTACAAAATTAAAAGCTGCATTAAAGTATTTACCAGAGCTTGGCATCAAAGGAGTTGTACAAGGTGACTTTTTATTTGATTCAAGCGATGTTAAAACAAAAAAAATTAAAGGTAAACCTTACGTAACATTTCACCCTAACACAATTGTGTATGCAATACCTGCAGGAACTGAAGCTGCAAAGAAAGTAAGAGCTGCAAAGATTGGTATAGTTTGGCATACTACATATACAGGAAATTCATTTGAAACTATGAAAGCATCATACGGCGTGAATACAAGTAAGTTTCGTGATACTAAAAATGTTTGGTCACAAGATGCAATGTTAAGAGATATGACACAATTTACTATGACTAAAAAAGATACGGAGGAAGTGAATGCACATCTTAGTAATGCTGGCAGGATATTTAATAAAATTTCTGGTTCTACCTTACGTACTATCGAAGCTAATCAAGACCTTGCTCAAACTATTGAAACATTTAATAATACTTTTGTACGAAAAGGCCAAGTCATTGGTAACACCAAAGCCCACGTTGAAAAGCTGATCAGGTACATACAACAGAAGTTTCAAAAAGAGATAGATAAAAGAAAGAGCGAAAAAGGTAAGACTGCTCAACAGAAAAAATTAGATGATCTATTGAAATTTTTTTCATCTCAAAACAAAATTAGTTTGCAAATGATGTTTGAATTACAAAAATCTATAGTTCTAGCAAAACTAAAAATTATAAATATACTAAATAAGTTAAATAGCGCTCAGACTTTTCTTAAGACTCGTGATGGGTATAAGGTAACTGGTCAAGAAGGGTATGTCGCTATTGATAAACTTGGTGGTGATGCAGTGAAAATTGTGGACCGTATGGAATTCTCATACGCAAACTTTTCACCAGAAATTATAAAAGGATGGGATAAACCAGGGAGGAACTAATGGCCCCACTAAAATCGTTTTCTGAACTTTCTATGAAAACAGACAAGAAACTTCCTAATTTAAAAGAACCTGTCAAAGGTAAAAAAGGCACCAGTAAATTCATGAGAATGAAAATACATAGCGCACCTTACAGTTCTGATTATAAGAAAGCTATGAATTCTTCTGTACAAAGTGCTGATAGGAAGCCAGAAAAATATATGAAACCTGACGGGAAAGTCGGTGTTAGAATGGTAAAGACAGACAAAGAAGTTATTAAAAAAGAATCAATAGACAATCATCCAAAAGTTAAAGCAGCTCGTAAAGCACACGCTGCAGGAACATGGGACGGCAATGTAGATAAAGAAGGTGAAGCTGTAGTTCACATCAACGGTAAACCCCATACAGTTACTAACAGGTATGGTCCAAAGAAACAATCTAATCCTAGTAGATTTAAACCTTTTAAAAAGAAGAATGAAGCTATGGATTTAGATCAAATGATGAGAATGAGATTTCAAGCAGCAGCTAGTCAAAAAAAGAATCAAAAGAAAACAGATGATGCAGAAAAAAAGAAAATGGCTGCTAAAGCTGATATGGATATGAAAGCTAAAAAAGAAGAAGTAGATGTGGATGAAGCTTTAAACTTACAACAAAGAATGAAGCGTTCTCGACTTATGAAAAGAATGAAGTCACGTATTGCTATTGGTAGAAAACGTGCCATGAAAAAGATGGCTAACAAAAAGACTATTGAAAAAAGAGCAATGAGACAAGCAAGAAATGATCTTGCTAAAAAACTAACTAGAGGTATTCCTAAGAAAGACTTAACTTTTGCAAGAAAGCAAGAGATTGAAAAAAGACTTGCTAAGCCAGCATTGCAATCAAGAATTAAAAGAATGGCTAGGAAGTTATTTAAAGATGTACGTAAGAAAGAATTACAAAGAAAGAAAGGTTAATGATAAATTCATTTAAACATTATTTGATAGAGGAAGAGAAGACCGCATTCTTTACTTTTGGTCGTATGAATCCTCCTACAACTGGTCATGAAAAATTAATGAATGAGTTGTCAAAAAAATCTGGTAAGAATCCTTATAGAGTTTACTTATCGCAATCAACAGATAAAAAGAAAAATCCATTGGATTTTAAATATAAAGTTAAAACAGTTCGTAAGTTTTTTCCTAAGCATGCAAGAAGTGTTATGCTTGATAAGAAAGTTAAAAATGTTTTTGACGCGGTCACTGAAATGTATAATGACGGATTTAAAAATATAACAATGGTAGTTGGATCAGATAGAATAAATGAGTTCAACACCTTATTAAAAAAATATAATGAAGTTAAAGGTAGACACGGTCTATATAACTTCAATAAAATCAACGTAATTTCAGCCGGAGACAGAGACCCCGATGCAGACGATATTAGTGGAATGTCAGCATCTAAGATGAGATCACTAGCAGGTGAAGGAGACTTCACACAATTCTCACAGGGGCTGCCACGGAATGTATCAAATGCAGACGCAAAGAAAGTATATAATGAAGTAAGAAAAGGTATGGGACTTAAAGAACAAAAAGAATATTATAATAAGTTACATTTCGAGCCTGTCTCTGAGAAAAGAGAGGCATATGTTAAAGGAAATTTGTTTAATATTGGTGATCATGTTACTGTCATGGGCAGTGACGAGCTCGCTAGTGTTACCAGTCTTGGAACTAATTATGTTATCGTAGAATCTGGTGGAAAGCTATATCGAAAATGGTTGTCAGATATAGAACTATTAGAAAAGAAAAAAGAAGCACCTAAAAAAGTTAAGCAAGATCCAGATGTTAAGAAAGCACCGGGTACACAACCTGCACCTTACTATAAAGGAGTAGCAAAATCAACTAAGAAGAAAAGACTTGCACATTTTAAAAAGTATTCAAAATATGATGATGATAATCCAGCAGCTTATAAGAAAGCACCAGGTGATGCAGGCGCTAAAACAAAACTAAGTAAGCATACTTTAAAGTATAGAAGAATGTACGGTGAAGATGCAGTAGAGGTCGCAAAGAAAAAAATTGAAAGAGAAAAAATGGTCGATAAGATGAAACATGCCAGAATGTTAGATCGAGCCAAAGTAAGAAAAATTAAAAACAGGAGTAAAGCAGATGCTTAAATTTTCAACTTATGAAAAAGCTTTCGAGGAGTTACTCGAAAATGAAGGCTTAAAAAAGAAATCGGCTAAGTCTGGTATATCTTATGGAACACTTAAAAAGGTATACAATAGAGGCATGGCTGCTTGGAGAACAGGCCACAGGCCAGGAACTACACCTCAGCAGTGGGCAATGGCAAGAGTCAACTCTTATATAGGAAAAGGTAAAGGCACTTATTATGGTGCTGATTCAGATCTTAGTGGTAAAGGTAAAAAGAAAAAAGAATCATTTGGTGAAGCTCATGATCCTAAGCATATTAAACAAGCAATCGGTATTGCATCAGATCCTAGGTATGCAAAAGGTAATATGACAGGTGCAGTTAAAGCTATGAATAGACTTTCCAAAGATATTCATAAGCATCCTCAAGTTGCAGCAGTTCTTAGAAAACAAAATGAAGCACTTGATAAAAAAGACACAGCCACAGTTATGAAGGTTATTAAAGGTCTTAAAGGCGCAGTAAAAGTTCATTCAGGTCAAGTTAAATCTTTAACTAAAGATATTAAAGACAATACACAAGTCAAAGAGATATCTAAGAATCTTGCAAAAAGTTATATGGGTAAGGCTGCAAGAGATATGTATCACAAAGGCCAACAACAAGGTAATAAAGATGCAATAAGCCGTTTAGGCGGGCCTGATCAAGACTATATGAAAAGTCCTGAAAGAAAAGCTGCAATGCGTGTACGCGGTATGGACAGAGCTACAAACAGACTTATGAAAAAAGAAGCAATGTCTGATGCAGAAAAGAGAACTCATGACGCGGCTATTGCAGCATTTAAAGCTAAAGGTGGAAAAGTTAAGAAACTGAAACCTGGGTTTGCTCAAGGCTATCACGGCAAGGATGATCCCGGTTCTGGCATGAAAGGTATGATTGCACCAGCTGATACAAAATTTATGTCTAAGAAAAAAGTAGGGAGCATGAAATGAGTTTAAGAAAAGCAATAGAACAGGTACGTGAAAATTCACAACCTTCAGAAGAAGCTACATGGCCTGATGAAATGCCAATAGAAGAAGCTACCAATATGTATACTGATGACATAACCGGTTTTCAGATTGATAGGTTCGCTGGTAAAAAAGGACCAACCTTTCAAATCAATTATGGAAGAGGTAGGGGTAAGCATATTCAAATTCCAAAAACTGATATGAAACGAGTCATCACTCAAATGACAAAAGCAATGAACGCAAAGTAGAGGTACTAATGCCATTAGATCCAAAAGACGGAATCGGTTCTTACATCAAAGACTTTAAGAAATCGAAGGCTCCTCAGTTTAAAGGTAAGAGCGATAAGAAGAAAAGAGACATGGCGATTGCTGCTTATCTTGATGCTAAACGTGGTCCACAAGAAGCTAAGCTTGCAGGTAGTTCATTAAAATTATTTGGTCAGATAAATCGTAATGGTACAAAACCAGAACTTGATAGAAACGAGCCAAAGAACGAATTGTCTATGAAGTTAAAAACTAAAGCGAAATTAGCTCGTGGCTTAAGAGGACCAAGTAAAAAAATGATGCCGGATATGTTTAGAACAACAGGTAAACGCGCAAAAGAGATTGATAGAAAAGCAAAGATATTAACTACTGTAGCAAAGGCTGATGATACTAGAAAACAGCTTATAAAAAGAGCATTACGAAAAGAAGGTAGTTATAAAGTATCAATTGCAGGATTGCCTGATATGTATATGGATGATAAAACGCCTGGAGCTTTATTACAAAAATTAAGAAAGATTGTAAAGCAACCTTCATTGATTCAAGATGTAGAAAGAACCACAGACGCTAAGAAGAAAAAAGCTTTTAGACAAAAAGCACAAGGTAGAGAAGTTGCTGAATACAAATATGATTATGGTACACCTGAATCTGTAAGATTAATGAAGAAACAAACGCCAGGTCAGAATGAAGGTACAGATGCACCAAAAGGACCAGAGTCTTATGGAGCTCAATATAAGAGAAGACTTGTAAAGACCACAGATCCTGAACATAAAGAAAAAGGTTTTAAGTATCGCATTAAAGGTAAGAAAGATAGTAGTCTTACTAAAAAATTATATAAGACAAAGCCCGGGCAAGCTGAGTTTAATAAACAAATGAAAAGGATTGCAGGTCATGAGTTTGGATAAATTTAAAAAATATAGAGAAGAAGAGATCGATAACTTTTGTGAAAACAATGATCTATATGACAATTTAGAAATCACTGAAGCAGAATATCAAGGTAAGACTGTAAAGTTGAATGATCCTATACGAACTTCTGAAAATCCTAATAAAAAATTTAAAGTATATGTTAAAGGTCCAAGCGGTAAAGTTGTAGTCGTAAGATTTGGTGATCCAAACATGAGTATTAAAAGAGATAATCCAGCGCGAAGAAAATCATTTCGTGCAAGACACAACTGTGATAACCCAGGTCCAAAACACAAAGCTCGCTATTGGTCGTGTTTCCAATGGAGAGCAGGAGCAAAGGTAGACAACTAATGATTAAAAACTGGATAAAAGAAAGAACTAAAGAGAGAACAAGTATGGACGGAGTAGTTTGTATTGCTCTTGGTCTTATGATATTATTTTTATCGCCATTAGCGAAGATTGCAGCAGGTTTAGCAATTGCTTATGGTGTGTGGACTATTTGGAAAAGTGAGTAATGGCAAAAGCTTTTAAAACTGTTTTAGAACATGAAACAATAAAACATGGTACATCTATTGGTCGTAAGCCAACT